AGAGATAGCCAAGCGTAACTCTATCTTCTATAATCATATAGAGATTAATAAGCCATGAACTGCTGGCACTGTAAAACTGAATTGATTTGGGGTGGTGACCATGATATATATCATGAAGATGATAGCTATAGCATGGTCACTAACCTAAGTTGTCCTAACTGTGAGAGTATAGTAGATGTCTACTATCCAAAGGAGAGAGAAGATGATTGAAGAAAGACTTGATGACAACAATGAGCAGAGAATTAAACTGTTCAAAGAGTGGTTACACCTATGCCCTCATGGTCAATTTCATTCTATTGAAAACATATGGGAAGATATAGCTACACTAGGATTTACTGTAGACTTTGCAATCACAAGGAGAGAAGAAGATGATAGTATTTAAACATCTTGCGAATGCAGATGGCTTTGAGGTAGCCATTGAAGAATCTAATAAAATACTTAGTGACATTGGTGTACAATTAGAGTATAGTTTTATAACAGATTATGTAGGTGTCGATGGTGAGTATGCCTACACTTTGTCAGTAGAAAAATATAAGGAGTTCGATGATGACAACCAACTGGACTTGCTCTAACTGTGGCTGTGTACATTGGGATGGAATAAAACCTATCTCATGTATCATGTGCAACAACGATGAGTTCTTAGACGGGCCTGAGAAATATTATACAGGAAAGTTAGATAAACAAACCAACTATATAAAGGAGAAGAAAGATGAGTAAGTGGTATACCTGTAGAAACTGTGGCTATGCTCATGAAGGTGATGAAGCACCTGATCACTGCCCTGTATGTGGCGCACTTGACTTTGAATTGGAGGATAATAATGATTAAAGAAGGTAAAGTATGGGGTCAGACTATCCCATTGCTGCAATCACCTGCTGTAGAGATACATCGTATCACAGTAGAACTTGGTGGATACTGTAGTAAACATGCACATCAATCTAAGATCAATGCTTTCTATGTTATCTCAGGTGAGCTAGAGATCAAGCGATGGAAAGAATATAAGTTAATAGATAGCACATGGTTAGAAGCAGGTGATCTATCTATCGTACCAGCAGGTGAGTACCATCAGTTCATGGCTCATCAACAGACTGAAGCACTTGAAATATACTGGACAGAGCTTAGTCATAATGATATCATGAGAGAAAATGTAGGAGGTGTGTAATGATAACATTAATAATAGTAGCTTTAACAATACCTACTGTGTTAAGTATAGTAGATATATTAATTTACTCAGGAGATATGTAATGATAGAGATAATAATATTACTATTAGGTTTACTATGACATACATTATAATACAGATGGAAGATCCAATGGATTTAGAAAACATATCTGTACTACCAGATGAAGAAGAGTTAAGAATAAAAAAGTTTCTTAGCGAAGAAGATGCTGTACGTTTTCTGGTTAAGCATGGCATGGAAGAAGAGTTAGACTTTGATGCCAAGATTGTGAGGTTACATTGAGAATACTTATTATACTACTCATATTTTTTATACCTTTACCTAGTAAAGCCAATGACTTAGACTGCTTAGTTGAAGCTGTTTATTATGAAGCTAGGTCAGAGAAATTAATACCTAAGATAGCAGTAGCTAATGTTATACTACAAAGAGTTAAAGATAAACGATATCCTTCTACGATTTGTGAAGTTGTACACCAAGGTAAGAAAAGAAATGGTAGGATGGTACGTAACAGATGCCAGTTCAGTTATTACTGTGACGGTAAAGAAGAAAGAATAAAAGATTATACTTCCTTACTTGAAGTAATGGATGTAGCATCTTTAGTATTAGAGGGTATACTTCTTGAGAGAACTCAAGGAGCTACACACTACCACGCTTACTATGTTAAACCTAGATGGGCTATTAAAACAAAAAGGTTTAAGAATTTAGGTAGGGTAGGAGCGCATATCTTTTATATTGACAAAGGTAATCAATAGGAGTATACTATGTATCATCCATTAGAAATTGATGTGTTACATAAACATATTGAAACACTTAAGAAACAATTAGAAGAAAGAGATACTACTATTAAGAAGTTAAGAGAAGAGTTAGGTAGATCTAGTAAAACCAAATGGGTAGAAGGGGAATAAAATCATGACTAAGAATTTATGGGAACAAGAAAGAAAATCTTTATTATATTCTAAGATTAAAGAGTACGAAGAAGAAGGCTATGATCGTTTCGAAGCTAAGTCATTAGCTAAGAAAGAAGTTGATGAGATCATGTCAGATAAAGAAGGTTTCGTTTCTGAACTATGGGATAGCTCTTATGAAGAATGATAAGTGGGAATTAGTTCTTGAAAAAGAAACGAGTAATGTTACTATAGATACTTATCCTAATAAAAAATTAGCTGAACAAGAAAAGGAAAATAGAAACAGACTATGTATTGCTATGGGTTATACACCTGATGTAAAATATATTATAAGGAAGGTATAAAAATGTCTGATGTTACCCCTACGATGGGGCCATGCCCAAACCCTAAGTGTGGTAGTAGTAATGCGAATGCTACATACCCTGATGATGGTCACTCATGGTGTTATAGTTGTCAAACTTATACAAGCGGAGATAAATCTATGCAACAAACTAAAGTTATTTCAATAAGTAATCCTGCTACTTCTCAGTTAAAAAGTGTTGGACAGGTAGCTGATATACCTGACCGTAAGATTAAGAAAGAAACTGCAAGAAAGTATAACACACAAGTGATGCAGTCAGGTAACATGATTACGCACCACATCTACCAATACTTTGATAAGGATGGTAATCATATAGCTAATAAGATACGTGAGGTACAAGGTAAGAAGTTCTGGTCTGAAGGTAATCTCGCTGCCTCTGGATTATTTGGTGAGCATATCTTTGGTAGGCCGGGAAAATATATTACTGTATGTGAAGGTGAGATAGATGCTATGTCTGCTTATGAGATGCTTGGTTCTAAGTGGCCTGTTGTGTCTATCAAGAATGGTGCAGCATCAGCACTAGAAAACTGTCGTAAATCTTTCGAGTACCTCAATCAGTTTGAGAGTGTTGTATTATGTTTTGATAATGATAAGCCGGGAAAGGAAGCAGCACTTAAGGTAGCTGAGTTGTTTGATCCTAACAAATGTAAGATCATCGAGTTAGATTTAAAAGATGCTAATGAATATCTTAAGACTAATCAACGTAAGAAGTTCAGTGATGATTGGTGGGATGCTAGGACATTTACACCAGCAGGTATCGTAAACTTAGCTGACCTAGGTACATCTCTATACGATGAGAAGTATTGTGAGACAGTACTGTACCCTTGGCAGGGACTTAATGACAAGACCTATGGTATGCGTACTGGTGAGCTAGTTACGTTTACCAGTGGTGCTGGCATGGGTAAGTCTAGTATTATACGTGAGCTTATGCATCACATCATGAGGGTTAGTAAGGATAACATTGGTGTCTTAGCTATGGAAGAAAGCATTAGGAATACTGCATTCAATCTAATGAGTGTAGAAGCTGATGCTCGATTATATATCAAAGAGATCAGAGATAAGTTTACCAGAGAACAGCTTACCGATTGGCAAGATAAGACTATAGGTACTGGTAGGTTCTTTGCCTTTGATCATTTTGGATCTATCTCTAACGATGAGATACTAGGTAGGGTTAGGTACATGGCTAGTGGACTAGGATGTAAGTGGGTGATACTAGATCACTTATCTATATTAGTGTCAGGTCAGGAAGATAACGGTGATGAACGTAAGTCTATTGACATACTAATGACCAAACTACGATCACTGGTTGAAGCTACAGGTATAGGCTTACTACTTGTGAGCCACTTACGTAGGCCAGCAGGTGATAGAGGCCATGAAGATGGGCGTGAGGTATCCCTGTCGCATCTTAGAGGATCAGCATCTATTGCTCATCTATCTGATAGTGTCATAGCTTTAGAGCGTAACCAACAAGCAGAGGATGAGGTAGAAGCTAACACTACTATGCTACGCATCCTTAAGAATAGATATACTGGTGACACTGGTATATGTACACACTTGCATTATGATAAAGAAACTGGTAGGATGACAGAGATCAACAACCCTTTTGAAGGAGATCAAGATAATGATTGATAATAAAAATGATAGATCAACAAAAGCATATAAAATATATAGCCCATCAAGAGATGTATTTATACGTACTCATAATACAGGAAAATATATATGGGAAAAACCATCTTATGCAAAACGAGTTAGGACACAGTTCATAAATAAATTTAATCTACCTAAAGAATCTTTACATATTATAGAATATGATATGATACCTGTCAGAACTTTTGAGCATGGTGATATGAAGAAACTTTAATTAGGATAATACTATGGTAACAGCGATAGTTGATATTGAAACTAATGGTTTAGATGATGCAACTAAAGTGCATTGTATCGTAGCCTGTGAGTATGAAACAGGTAAAGAAAAAATATGGGTACAAGATGAGTGTTCTCAGTTTGCAGCATGGTCTAAGAAGATTGATACTTTTATTATGCATAATGGTGTAAGCTTTGATGCTCCTGTTCTTAATCGTTTACTAGGTTGTGACATTAAACTATCTCAAGTAAGAGATACTCTAATTGAGTCACAGTTATACAATCCTACTAGAGATAAAGGCCACTCTCTTGCAGTATGGGGTGACAAACTTAATCTTCCCAAAGGAGATTTAAAAAACTTTGAATACTACACACCTGAGATGTTAGAATATTGTAAGCAGGACGTAGTAATTACTAGAAAAGTAGCTCAAGAACTTGAAGAAGAAGGTGCTAAGTTTTCTTATAGATCCTATGAGTTAGAAAGAAAAGTTAGAGCTATCGTAGATCAGCAAGAAAGAAATGGTTTTTCTTTTAACTTACGTGATGCCATAAGCTTTCTTGCTATACTAGAAGAAGAGCAACAAGAACTGGAGGACAAAGCCCAAGAAATATTTGAACCTACTGTAAAAGTACTAAAGACTAAAACTAATTACATACCTTTTAATATTGGTTCTCGTAAGCAAATAGCTGATAGATTAATGGTGAGAGGCTGGCAACCTACTCAACATACTGATAAGGGTAATGTAATAGTTAGTGAAGAAATATTATCTAAGATTGATATGCCCGAAGCACAGATGTTTAGCAGATACTTTCTACTACAGAAACGTACTGGTTTATTGAAAGCTTGGATTAAGGGCTGTGAAGAAGACAATCGAGTTAGAGGTAGAGTAATGACCCTTCGCACCGTGACAGGCAGGATGGCACATAACTCTCCCAACATGGCTCAAGTTCCAGCAGTCTACTCACCATATGGTAAAGAATGTAGATCGTTGTGGACTGTCTCTAATCCAGATACACATACCTTGATTGGTACTGATGCATCTGGGTTAGAGCTACGTTGTCTTGCTCACTACATGAATGATCCTGACTTTACCAATGAAGTTCTTAATGGTGATGTACATACAGCTAACATGAAAGCTGCTGGCTTAACCAATCGTGATCAAGCTAAGACATTCATCTATGCTTTTCTCTACGGTGCAGGTCCAGCTAAGATAGGTAAAGTGGTTGGAGGTTCTGCTAAAGCAGGACAGCAACTCATTACTAAGTTTTTATCTAATATGCCCAAGCTTAAAAAGCTAAGAGAGAATGTAGCTAGATGGTCTAAGGATGGTACTATACCTGCTCTTGATGGTAGACGACTACATATTAGATCAGAACATGCAGCAG